CAATTATTGATCCAACCACTTACTGAGACAGAAAATTAATAATTTGTTTAAAAAATTTCTCAGTAAATTATAAATACTTTATATGGCACGTACAATTCAAAGTCCTGGAGTTCAGATCAGTGAAGTCGATCTTTCACTCAGAGCAAATCTAGGCTCACAAACAAATGTTTTAGTAACTGGCTTCGCCTCAAAAGGCCCATCATCCGACCCGGTACAAGTTAGCACGTTATCAGAATTCGAACAGATTTTTGGTACACCGACGAATGCAGCTGAAAGATATTTCTATCATACAACAAAGGCTGTCTTCCAATCACCATCAAACGTAACTGTATATCGTCTACCGTACGGTGAAAACGCAGGACTTGGTTATTCAAACCAGTACAGCGCTCTTGTTTACCCGGTTGTCGTTACTCAGCTCTCCGCCGGCTTTATTGACAGTCTTAATGCTACAGGCTATCCTTCTGTTACCGGTACAGGGTTTGTAACACTTACATCTACTAACCTCAGTTACCCTGCTTCCGCTACAGGAATTACATACAATTTCGGTGCACCTACACACGTAACTCTTTCAGAGGAACAGTATCTATCTGTTCTTCGCGGAGATGCATTTGCATGGTCATCCTCCGCCGGTCTATCCGCAACAATTAGCGGACCAGATGCAAGCCCTGTAACATCATTTAATACACTTTCAAGTCTCGGTAATGCCGGTCTCGTCGTATTAAACAAGTCACAGTCATCAATCAACTCACGTTTTGAAGGATCTTATCTCGGAATTATTGATAATTCTGCCCTTAACCCTTCAACATCATTTGATAACTTCAACGGTGTAAATTCGGTAAACAACACGAGTACGTTTATATCTCCAGCAAATTACATTAACGTACCAAGTCAGCGCTTAAATTTCGCGCTCTCCGCTACATCGTCAGGTATAAGCAATAGTGTATCTGAAGTTGTTGAAAACATCGCGACATTCGATACATCATCCAGTAACTATAACGACACTATTAACCTCGGTGTATTTAAGCTCCGTCAATCAACATTCTCACCCGATACAATTCAGCTTGACTACATTTTACAGGAAAGCTATAATGCATCCTTCGACTACTATCGTCAGATTAATGATACAAACGGTGGACCGGCAATCAGCTATTATGTAGAAAATGTTGATGATGCGTCTTCAAATATCGTAACAATTGTTAACCCATTTATCTCAGGTAAGAACATTGGAACATGGTTAGACGCACAAGGGGTACCGACACGTCGTGTTCGTTTCCTAAGCGCACCTCGTATTACACCAACAGCTGTCGATGTATTAAGCGCTAGCGCACTGAACAACATTCCGCTTCCACCATTCATTGATACATACGCAACAAGAATGGGTGCAACATCAGGTGCTTATGGAGCTCTAGTAAATACATATGGTTCAAACGATAAGCTTATAGCTCTCGGTGATTACAGTACCATTGATCTTTCAACACAAAAGATAGGTAATGTACCACAGAAGCTAACTAACATGTTTAATACTATCGAGAATAGCGAGATATATCCTCTCTCACTAACACTCGAAGGAGGTCTTGGTACAGTCTACGCAAATTCATTTAACCCTGCTACGTCTGGCTACTTCGATGATAGTGTACCATATGTCGGTACCGATGTCAACGGACTTACAGCTCAGGATGGATCTGGTGTAAATACAGCTATCGCTCAAAATTACGCAGCTGTAGCAAGTCAGTTTGTAAGCTTTGCTGCAAGCCGTCGTAAGGATCACCTCTTTATTGCTGACCCATTAACGAATATACTTGTTGAGAACGGTGTTAAGACTTTAGATGACCCGACGAATAATTTCTCGGACAACATCTACTGGCCGCTCCGCAACCAATTCTCATTCATAAACAATAGCTACACAGCCATCTACGCTAACGCAGTCAAGGTAGCGGATCAAGCCTCGAATAGACAGGTATGGGTACCGTTCTCCGGCTTTGCTGCAGCTGCGATAGCTGGTACAGATGCGAATTACCGGCCTTGGTCTGCACCTGCTGGGTTTACACGCGGTGTAGTAACAGGTATAACAGATCTCGCGTTTTATCCAAAGCAAAAGCAACGCGACCAGCTCTACAAGATTGCACTTAACCCTGTAGTATTCTTCCCGAATGAAGGATTTGTAATCTACGGACAAAAGACAGCACAGAAGCAGCCAAGTGCCTTTGATCGCATTAATGTTCGTAGACTGTTCTTAACTCTCGAAAATCAGACTAACACTGTTGCAAGAGCATTCGTATTTGAGCCTAATACGCTCTTTACGAGAACACAGATTAAAAACCTACTCACACCAATCTTTGATAATGCAAAGAATACAGCTGGTTTATATGATTACTTGCTAATCTGTGACGAAAGAAACAATACATCTTCTGTGATTGATGATAATACACTCGTAATTGATGTTTATATCAAACCGGTTAGAACAGCTGAGTTCATACTAGTTAACTTCTACGCAACAAGAACAAGCCAAAACTTCTCTGAAATCGTAGCATAAAGTAACCAAGAAACCCTAAATAATTACATAATATGGCCGATACTAATCAATTAATTCAAGATTTTTATAGAGTAGCAGCAAACCGTGAATTTGCTCGTGATTTTAACTTTCGTGTACTTTCAATCAGTACAGGTGGTGCAACAGACGCTGCAGGGAACGTTATAACATTCGGTGATGACGATCTTGTGTATGCAAAGACAGCAACACTACCTGAGAGAGCTATTACCAACGTTGCAGTACCTTACATGGGTCTTAACTTCAATCTACCTGGTAACGCAGTGTATCCAGGATCTGAAGGATATGGCTTAACGTTCTATGCTGACGCAAATTCACAGCTCAGACAGAAATTCGAGGATTGGTCACGCTACACGTTTGATGATGCAAACAGTACAGGTGATTACCTCACGCCTAAGCAGACATCCGTTATCAACTTACTCCAGCTTAATAATAAGATGGAAAGAGTTGCAGAGTATTCACTCATCGGTGTTTCACCACGTAGTGTCGGTGCTCTTACATATTCAATGGCTGCTGGTACAGGTCAAACAATTGAGTTTACTGCTACAATGGCATATCATTACTTTACAAGAACATCACCCTAAAAGATTAGCTTATAAGCTAAATAATTAAGTGAACGACCCCTTTAGTAGTGCACTTAATAGTCTAGGACAGAATATTGCCGGTATCGGCTCTGGATCTAATCCGCTATTTGCGCCACAAATAACACAATTACTTGGGTTAAATCTACCCGGTGTACCAATTATTAGTACACGTGATTACTTTCTCACGCAAATGGAATCATGGTTTACCTCGATTCCAATGTCGACACAATGGATAGTGTTAATTGACAGGTACCCATCAGGTCTTAAGTCATCTTTAATACAGGGTCTTGAACGTATAGATGGATCGAAGACCGGCTTCGATATAGACGGTGCGAAGAATATACTGACATCATTTCCTTTACAAAAAGTTATTGGTTGTTTATTTGCAAGTTCTGTTACTATACCCAATGAAGGATACGCTGTAGAAAGTGCCTCTGTAGATAACAACAGAGGATTTTTACCAGGCGTCATTGCAGGTGGTAGAAATCTTGAAGCTCCCGTACTTGATCTTCAATTCCGTGAAACAAACACATCATTTATAGATTTCGTAATCAGACCTTGGGTAATACTTGCATCACATTACGGTTTTGTTGCTAGAAATCCCAATGACGCTAACGAAGCGCTTAAAAACATGAAAGTTAACGTGCATATCATGCAATATACACGCACACGAGCTGGTGTCTCACAGGTACCTAGAAAAATTTGGAATTTTTATAACTGTGTACCGTTTACGGTTAACGAGGAAACGCTAGAATATACGGAAGAAAAGCTAATGAACTTTAATACACGGTGGACGTACTCAAATTACACTGTATCAAACAATCTATACCTACCAATTATTGATATTATTAATAATTTTGCTCAAAATGGTG